GGTGACGTAAAAGCAGTTTACCTAGACGGAGCAGGAAGCGGAGCAGCAGTTGTTGACGCTTTTGCTAGTCTTAATGTTGTAGATCTAAAAGTACAAGACGATTTAACGGTTACAGATGATGTTGCCATAGGTGGACTAGCTACAGTTGGCGGTACTTTAGGAGTTACAGGTGTTGTAACAGCTAACGCAGGTGTAGTTGTAGATAATATTACAATAGATGGTACTGAAATTGATTTATCAAGTGGCGATTTAACACTTGATGTTGCAGGAGAAATTAATCTTGATGCTGATGGTGCTGTAGTTAATTTTAAAGATGGTGGAACAACATTCGGTCTTGTAACCCAGTCTTCAAATGACTTTGTAGTTAGAAATCCAACAAGTGATAAAGACATATTATTCAAAGGTAATGATGGTGGTGCTACAATTACTGCCCTTACCCTTGATATGTCAGCAGCAGGTGCAGCCACATTCAACGATAAAATTATTGCAACAGAATTAGATATTTCTGGAAATGTAGATATAGATGGTACATTAGAAACAGACGCTTTATCTATTGCGAGTACCACTATTACTTCAACAGCAGCAGAATTAAATTTTAGTGATGGAGTAACTTCCAACATACAAACTCAATTAGATACAAAAACCTCAACAGGTAAAGCCATTGCCATGGCTATTGTATTCGGATAATATAGGAGAAAAATATGGCACAAGTAAATATAGTAAATGTAACATCCATTTTACCATTCACAATTAATGGGTCAGTTACAACTTCAGTAGTAGATGTAATAGATGTACCTTCTGATAAATTATATAAAGTAAACACAATAATAATTGCAAATATAGATGGAACAAACTCAGCTACTGTTACAATAAAAGCATCAACCAGTAATGGTTCTAATTATTACAATATAGCTTCAACAGTTGCAGTACCAGCAGATTCAACTTTAATAGTTCTTGATAAAAATTCATCAATTTATTTAGATGAAACAGATTTATTAAGAGTACAAGCTAGTGCTAATAGTGATTTAGAATACACAATATCTGGTGAAATCTTAGACGATGCTTAAGGAGTTAGAAGATGGCTCACTTTGCAGAACTTGATAGCAATAATAAAGTAATACGAGTAGTAGTAATATCCAACGAGGATGTAGATGCTAATGGCGGCGACTTACACGCAGACGCAGAAACATTTGTAGCGTCTATTGTTCCATATTCAGAAAATGGCGTTGCTTGGAAACAAACTTCTTATCATCATAATTTTAGAAAACAATATGCTGGGACTATTCATTATTATGATAGTTCTAAAGATAAATTTATAGACTTACAGCCATTCCCATCTTGGTCTTTAGATTCAAATGATGATTGGCAGGCACCAGTTACTTTTCCAAACACAGTTGATATAGGTGGTCTTAGAGCTAACGCAACATGGGATGAGGATAATCGAAGATGGATAGGTAGAACATTTGACCATACTACTGATCCCGTAACAGAAACTCCTTATGTTTGGGATGCTACTAATTTACAATGGAACGAGGGTTAATATTATGTCTATTACAAGAAATCAAAGAAATCAATTAATTGGAGCAGACCAAGAACCAGTTTTTTCAGCAAAAGTAACATCTTTTAATAGCAGTACAAACTATGTAGTGCCTTCTAAAACAACCTCAGTAACTTACTTAGTAGTTGCTGGTGGCGGAGGAGGAGGAAGAATCGGCGGAGGCGGAGGAGCAGGCGGTTTTCGTAGCTCAGTTCCTGGAGCAGCATCTGGTGGCGGAGCTTCCGCAGAACCAGCATTAACTGTTACCGCAGGCTCAACAGTACCTGTTGTAGTTGGAGGAGGTGGACCAGGATCAACTAGCGGTAATGGAGATTGGAGACCAGGAAATGACTCAAGTTTTGGACCAATTGCTTCTGTTAAAGGCGGAAGCGGTGGTAATAGGTTTGCTTACACTACTCCAGGTGGTTCTGCTGGCGGTAGTCAGCTTGCACAAGACGGAGGCTCAGGTGGAGGAGCAGGTATTTGGTATAGTGTTGGTAATTATCCTAACGGAGACGCTTCAGGTCGAGGAACAGCTAATCAAGGTTTTCCAGGTGGAGGTGCTAGAAGTCCAACACATAACTATGGTTGTGCTGTAGGCGGCGGTGGAGCAAGTGAAGCTGGTCAAAAAGGAAATCCAGATAATGTTATCGGAGGCAGAGGTGGAGCAGGTGTTGCATCTAGTATTACAGGCTCTCCAGTAGTTTATGCAGATGGCGGTGGAGGAGCATCAGGTGATACTGGTCTTTCAGTTCCTAATGACAAAGGAGGAGCTCCTGGTCCAGGAGGAAGTGGCGGAACAGGATATGGAAGTGGCGACCATCCTGCTTTACACGCAACAGATGCAGCTGCTAATAGAGGCGGAGGTGGCGGAGGCAGTGGTTATGGTCCTGCAACTCCTTCTTTTGCAGTTGTCGGTGCGGGCGGTTCGGGATTTGTTGCTGTTAATGATCCATTTGGTGATTTTGCTGCATCAAGTGTTTGGAATTTAAGAAGAGTATTTGAATTAAAAAAAGAAGGCGATTGGATTTAACTTAGCCTATTAATGGAATTATATTTTTGTATTAGTTTACAGCGTGCAGGCAATACTTTATTAGGTAGTATTTTAAATCAAAACCCAGATGTAACCCTTACTGCTAACAGTCCTCTCACTGAGATTATTTACCAACTTGACTTAATAAAAACCAATAACGAAATTCCTCAACAGCAAAATTTTCCTCATAATAAGTCTTTAGATAATGTTATTAAGAAAACTTTTTATACTTATTCTGAAACATTTAAAACAAAATATGTTATTAATAGGTGTAATTGGGGTTCAGATGGAAACCTTGAATTATTAGAAAAGTATTTTGATAAAAAAATTAAATTTTTAATTTTGTATAGAAATCCTTTAGAGTGTTTAGCTTCATTAATAAAAGCATATAAAGTTAAAAAGAAAGATAGCGACATGGAAGCAGATTACTTTATGAACCCAGAAACAGGTGTTTTAGGAAATGTTATTAAACAAATTCCTTTAGTACAGAAAAACTATGAACATTTGTTTATTACATACGACCAGTTAATTGCTGATCCACAAAGCACAGTTAATAGTGTTTATGATTTTTTTAATATACCTAAATTTGAACACACTTATAAAAACCTAGAACAATTCGAAATACAGGGTGTAAGGTATGATGATTCTATTTTTGGTGATATAGATTTACACACAATCAGAACAGATAAAATAGAAAAGAAACCGTATCCAATACAAGATTTTTTACTTCCTTCTGTTATAGAAAAGTATAAGAATATAGGAAAAGAGTATGAATCTTAAATGGTATTATTGGTATTTTAAATCTGCTATACCAGAAAAAATATGCGACGATATAGTACGCTATGGTAAAGAACAAGATAAACAAATGGCTACTACAGGAAGCACTAATAAAAACGAACTTACAGAAGTACAACTTAAAAACATTCAAAAGAAAAGAAAGTCAGATGTGGTATGGATGTCTGATAGATGGATATATAACGAAATACAACCTTACATATATCAAGCAAATGAAAGTGCTGGTTGGAATTTTGAATGGGATTGGTCAGAGCCTTGTCAATTTACTGAGTATAAAAAAGGCCAATTTTATGATTGGCATTGTGATTCATTTGAAGAACCTTATAACGAACCTAAAAACCCAAATAGACATGGTAAGTTAAGAAAACTTAGTATGACTGTATCACTTACTGATCCCGAAGAATATAAAGGTGGAGATTTAGAGTTTGATTTTAGAAATACAGACGAAGGCTCACAACCAAGAATATGTGAGGAAATAAGGCAAAAAGGTAGTGTGATTATTTTTCCTTCTTTTGTTTGGCATAGAGTAAAACCCGTAACAAAAGGAACACGACACTCCTTAGTGTGTTGGAATTTAGGATACCCATACAAATGATAAATGAATTAAAAAATCCACTAACAGAAGATTATAAAGAGTTGAAGAGAATTATACTTTCTAATGAAATATCTTGGCATTATAATCTTACAACCACTATAGACCTAAACCCTGACCCAAAAAATAAAGATATGGAATTTTTTAGTCATGTATTATTAAACAGACCAG